CAAATAGGTGTGGCTCTACCGCCACCAGTGTTTATCCGTTGGGGTAAGCCCCAACGTTTCAATTTGTTTTGTCTGTGGGGTATATCCCCACAGACATGAACTTATTTTACACTCTTTATGCAAGTATCAGTAGTGCTAAACTAGCTACTAATTATTTCTTTTGCTGAGATAGATATAAATTATATAAAAATAAAATCTATCCTTCGTTTTTGCTGTTTATTTACTGTTAAATTTATTTATGTTACGACAGCTTTTACTGATCAGCTGGAAGCTATATGTCCGGTAGAACTATTATCCGTAATCAACGGATCTTGGCAGATTTTGCCCCCCACTAGGTGCGGTGAAAATCCGCACCAAATCTCGGGGAACGTCTTCGGACAGGGCCCCAATTTCGGACGAGACTCAGTAGTAGACCTATGAGTATTTGCTTTTAAGTATAGCTCGCGATTAAGTTCGTTTTGAGCGCTTTTTGGTTTTTATTTGTAGCAATCTATAAGATGAGAGCGGCCTTTTGTGTCCAAGGAATAACGCTCGATGATTCTTCTGATTAAACCTCTTTGAGGTGTTAAAGGTGCTGTGTCGACTGTTAAGATTCTTTCTTGCAGGACACCTGCGCGAAAGATTCTTGACTCGTCAACTTCATAATATGAAAGATGAGTCGAGGATTGAAAAGCGCCCAACAAAACAAAAAGTCGAAGTTGTCTAAACAGGGCTCGACTGCCCCTACGGGGGTAAATTACTGTGATTTCAACCCAAAGAAACTTTCATCTACGGAACGTGAGTGTCTTAAGTGCCAACAAAGACAGTATCGTAGAAAGCTTAAGAAAGTTTCAAAAACCCAGGAGGTTCCACCTCTTTGTTTGGTGATGTTATGGTTATCTGTTTGTTATGCATTTTATGCTCCTAACGTCACCGACTATTCTATGTCTTGGATTAGATTGGTTTCATCTTATTATTTTATGTTTGCCATATTTTTAGATTTTACATCTCTCTTGAGGAAATGGTATAAGGATTGGTCTAATCCTATACTTGATCCACAAGCTGGTGTTTTGGAAATGTGGAAGCTGGATCCCTACTTGAAAGAAGCCATTCAACTTTATTGTCTGTTCGATGGTATTAGAGGATCTAAAGATAAACGTGCAATAGTTTCGAATATTGTCCAGTATCTTCAAGGTCATACCAAGGAATCCCTCGTCTTATGGGCTTATAAGAAATATACTCTTTTTAGGGCTTCTGATTCATGGACTATAGCAGATGAAACTGCTGTAGTCCATGAAATGCTTGATGAAGCCTTTGGCCCAGGTGCACTTGATGATGATACATCTAGCGATGAGAACATTTCATATGACATAGTACTGGATAAACAAGGCGGTGATTCTAGTGCTATAGATGTCATTGATCGCGCTTTTTCTGATTGGAAGTCTTTCCGTAATTCACGTTTAAGTAAGAAATTTGTGTCTTTTGTTAACATGGTAGTGTCTTGTGGTCTCTGTTCAGCTCATGGTTTAACCTTTAAGATTGGAAATGTATCTTTGTTTACCCCTACTATTAGTAAGAAGCAATTGGAAGCGACAGACATCTTTGAAGTCTTTTATGAAGCTCTTACTGGATTTGTTAAAGGTGGACATGAGGTTTTTCGTACAGGTCAAGTGTCAGCTTTTTGGCAGGAAAATGGAGATATGACTGATTTTGAAGTTAAATATGATATGATTCGCCGTATGAAAGGTTATGCGATGACAGGAAATCTCCTTCAGTATTCACAGGAGAAACTTGGTGAAACATGGGATGATAATTGCTTCGAACAGAAATGTGAAGAAGTTATAAAACTCGGTCAATCTATTCTTAGTAAAATAGGAACTAGAACTACATTTGAACGTAAATATGTATCAGATCGAGTTGAAAAACTACAAGATATATCCAGTGAATTTACCCAATTGCGAACACGAGGAGGCTTACGTATGTCTCCTTTTGCCGTTAAGCTCTTTGGACGGTCAGGTTGTGGTAAAAGTTCTTTAACCAATTTGACCGTTAATGCTGGTCTTGTATATAACTTTGGAAAAGAAGCTGCTGAAAAAGATCGTATTGCTACATGGGCTGACAATGATAAGTTCGCTTCGTCCATCCGCTCACATATTAATGCTATTGTTTTTGATGATTTTGGTAATACAAATGAGAAATTCATGGACTTTTCACCGGCCTATAGGTTAATCCAGGTAGTTAACAATATTAAATATTTGGCTCCAATGGCTGACGTCTTTTTAAAAGGAAAAGTTGCTTTGAGTCCATTCTTTTGTGTAGTTTCTACCAATGTATGGCATTTGAATGCTGCGGTGTATTCAAACGAACCAGAATCGATATTGCGCAGATTTTACCATGTCGACGTTCAAGCACGCCCGGAATTTTGTGTAAATGGAATATTAAATAGGGGACTTGTTGAAGCCAGATATGGAGATTCTCCTATGCCTGATGTGTGGATTCTTAGTGTTCAGACTTATGAAGTTCGCAATTGCCGCTTTATTGATAAGAACCGTATGACTCCTGTTATATTTGAAAAGAGACCTATGGTAGATATAGGGGTGAAAACCTATATCAAGTGGCTACAAGTTACATCCAAAGCTCATTTTGAAGAGGAAAAGAAATTGATTAGTAATCAAGATACTTCGCCCTCTATTTGTCCCAAGTGTGGCTATTGTTATTGTGATTGCGACGTTGAACAACCTTCTAATATAATATTGGAACCTGAGTCAGGTACAATGCTTTCTGCAGGTTTAGGCACTCTTAAAACCCAATCTAAAATGCGCTTTACAAGATTGAGTGCTGCATATTGTGGTGTTAGAGAAACTTGCCGAGAGCATTTATACAATTGGTCTGTTAATCGTGCTGAAGACATAACTAGATATTACGCTACTCTTTCAACAAATGTAACTCTTGCGTCTCATGAAATTTGTGAAAAATGGAATCGTTTTGATATTCTTCCTGAACCTATTGTATGTCATCCTCGAGTTATCCAATTAATGTTGTATCTATGGAGAGAAGATCTGAAGAAGACCTTAATGATGGGTACAGGTGTCATATGGGGTAATGTCTTCACCATTAGTTACTTTGTCCCAGTGTTTCTTCCTTTGCTAGTTATTTGTGGTTGTTTTATCAATTATTTTTATGTATGTAGTACTATTCAAACATATCAAAGAATGATTCGTGACCGTATATTACATTGCAGGAATGTCATAAAAACATATCTGAATAGATGGGAGATCAAATATGGTCTTTTGACAATGTCTTGTTTAAGTCTGTTGGGTTTGGCTGTTTATAAGAGATATAATTCATGCCTCGACCCACAAACTGGCCTTAACCCCGAAAATATCGATGAGGTTGAGGAGAGGAATTCACAAGAAAACCAATGGGCAAAACCTGAAGTTGTCGACGTTCCCATGTCGGCCCAGTCTAAATCTTCGATTGCATCAGATGTTGTAAATGCCATCCGTACTAATATAATTGGTATTGTTTCAGATAAAGACAAGGTCTCGTTGGGTTTCTATGTGGTCTCGAATTTTGTTTTGGTTCCAACACATTTCTTAGATTACCATGAAGGTGATTTTAAGATACGGTGTTATAAAACAACTCGAGCTGCTAAGGAACATGTAGGTAGTTTCTTTAATGACAAGATTGCTAGAGACGCAACGTTTGCTATTCCAGGTACTGATTACACTTTGTGTTATATAACTTCGGGAGGTGTCTTCGGTGATGTTAGACATTTCTTTCCAGAGGGAAATTGGTTTCCTGAAGTACCAGCGTTGTTGGTAACACGTGATGTGATAAATTCAGTAGTTAGGGTAATTAAAACTAAGTACAGAGGAACTGGTATTATTCGGCATACTGGTTTAAGTTTTCTGGGAGGTCTGTATAAAGTCCCAGAAGGAACTAGAGGAGGCATGTGTATGTCTCCTGTTCTTAGTGCAGGAAAAGGAGCAACTATCTTGGGTTTTCACTTAGGTGGAAAGGAAGATATAGGTGGTTGTGGTCTAATTTCTAGAAGGGAGATAGATGATGCTTTAACTCACCTAGCCCGAGTTGATGGAGTCGTTTTAACGGCTTCATCGGGGGATCTAGAGGTCCAAATGGGAGATTTTCCCACACATTCTTTTGGAAAACCTATTCTTGAATCAACTGAAATACACTCAAAGAGTGCAACGCGATACTTAACAAAGGATGCTAGTTGTGAAATTTATGGGTCTACATCAGGGAGAACAACGCCACATAGTAATGTCTGTCCTACTCTTATCTCAGACTATGTGACTAAGGTTTTTGGTGTACCACAGCAATGGGGACCACCAAAAATGAAAGGTGTTGGCCGTTATCCCTTCCAAGCAACTTTGGAATATGCCGCTGTTCCAAGTGAACCATTAGGTAGTATTATAGTGAGGGCAACTCGCTGTGTCAAGAACACTACTAGGAACATTAGGGTTAAGATTCCGGAGTTGTTTGACATTTCACCATTGACTCGGGTACAGACTGTGAGCGGAATAATTGGTAAAAAGTTTATTGATGCCATGAATTTCGTTAGTTCACTAGGTTTTCCATTATCTGGTCCCAAGTCTAAGTTTTTGATAATGTTAGATCCACTTTTACACCCAGAATGCGGGTTACCGCGTACTTTTATACCCGAAGTATGGGAGGAATTTGATCGAGCTATTGCTGTACTTAAGAAAGGTGAAAGATGTTACTTTATTTGGAAAGCTTGTCTTAAAGATGAGGCTACCAAGTTAACTAAAGATAAAGTAAGAGTATTTCAAAGTGCACCAATAGTTCTTCAATTAATAGTCAGAATGTATTTCCTTCCGATTGTTAGAATCATTCAATTAAATCCTATAGCCTATGAGTGTGCCGTAGGTGTGAATGCTGAAGGTTTAGACTGGGAAGAACTATGGAAAAGTGCCATGAATAAGGGCAAGAAGCGTGTGTTAGCTGGTGATTATAGCAAGTATGATGTGAGAATGCCTGCTCAAGTCACTATTGCAGCATTTGATATACTCATTGATATGGCTGAACATTGTACCGGTTATTCAGAGGAGGATATAACTATTATGAGAAACGTTGTAAGTGAAATTGTTTATCCAGTTGAAGCTTATAATGGTGATTTAATTCAATTGTTTGGTACTAATCCTTCTGGACAAAATTTGACAGTTATAATCAATTCTTTGGTTAATTCTCTGTTATTACGCTGTGCCTTTTATACGATGTATCCGGATGAAGATTTTAAAGAAGAGTGTTCTTTTGTAACTTACGGAGACGATGTGATTGGAACTGTTAGTGAAAAATGTCCAAATTTTAATCATATTTCGTATGCTACTTATTTATCTAAGCATGATATGAAGTTCACAATGCCTGATAAGGAATCTACACCAACTGAGTATATGGAAGAAAAGGATGTTGATTTTCTTAAAAGGAAATGTGTTTACAATGAAGATCTCGGGAGACATGTTGGTCTATTGTCTGAGGACTCTATATATAAGAGATTGCACAGTCACTTATTATCCAAAGAGTTGACCTTAGCTGAACATTCTGCTACAAATATTGATAGTTCTTTACATGACTGGTTTTACTATGGTCGTGAAGTATTTGAAGATAGACGGAACAAGTTATTTCAAGTCGCCAGGGAGGCCGGTATTGCTGAATATTGTTTGGGGTTTGATAAGAGTTACGACACACGAGTCAATGTGTGGAGACACAAATATTATGGAGAACCCCTGGAGGAGGATGAAGAAGTCATCCTACAATTAATTGACGCCGACCTGTTGTAAGTCGTAAAACTGCAAATCCAGTTTCTGGTCTGGATCCCACGGGATAGCAAAACTTGTGTGTATATATGGTTTACCAAAATTTGTTTATATTCTATATCTATTTTCATATTTTAGGCTTTGTACATATGGTATTCCCCCCGAGGAATACCCCTATTTAGGGGAGAGTTTCGCCAGCTCAACGTATATAGGAACTTCCAAGTTTTGAGCCAATCTTGGAATGTAAATAACGGCTTTCTTCTCAATTAAATTCAAATAAAGATTTGCGTACTTTAAAGAGGGTAGTATCGCAACTCGAGAAAAACAAACCCTCAGACCCGACAGAACTCGAAGAAGACTTTTATCAACGCCTTCGAGAGGCTGTCACAATGCTTGAACAACTGAATGGGATTCTCGAACCCCAATCAGGAAACGGACCGTGCTCGTACAAAATGGTCGAGGAACTGCTTGAAGTTGTGGGCAACTGTACAGACATGTGTTTCGCTTGCAGCATGTATCAAGACTATTGTGGATGTGTTTCATTAGATCCGCAATCTGGTACTCTTGAACAGACCTACAGCTTGACTAGTACGACCAAAGAACAGAATGTGCGATTTTCTGATCAATATACAGGTCCTCAAACTACTCTCAAGGGTAGAGTAGATAAAACTCGTGGAGTCACCGATACAAATGATACTCAATTAGGTGATTTCTTATCGAGACCAATTAAGATTGCGGATTATACATGGTCAGTTGGCGGTTTTCTCAACGCCACACTTAATCCGTGGTCTGAATTCTTTAACAATCCACGCGTAGAAAATCGTTTGAATAATTACAATCTAGTGAGGGCAAATCTGCACTTAAAGGTTGTTGTCAATGGTAACGGATTTTATTATGGTAGAGGAATGTTTTGTTATGGTCCTTTCGGAGGACCAACACAAGATTTCCTTTCAAGAACGGATGATGTTGAAGATCTAGTCCAATGGTCTCAGAGACCCAAAATATTCATTGATCCTACCAATTCTATGGGTGGTGAAATGGTTATTCCTTGGCATTACTATCGAAACAATGGTTGGACCCAAAATCAGGTTTGGTCTTCTGAAATGGGTACCGTTTGGATGTATAGTCCTAATCCTTTAAAACATGCCAATGGAGGAAGTGAGTCTGTCACTGTTTCAGTTTTTGCTTGGGCAGAGGATGTAGAGTTAAGTGTTCTCACGTCGTTAGACATGGGATCATTAACTCCACAGTCAGGAAATTTATCTGATGTTCTCCTCGATCCACAAGCAGGTGATGAAACAGAAGAGGCCAATTCCAAAGGTGTGGTATCTGGACCGGCCAGTGCCGTAGCTAAATGGGCCGGTTATTTGTCTGGTATACCAGTCATTGGGCCCTATGCTACGGCCACTTCCAAGGCTGCCAATGTTACAGCGGATATTGCATCATCTTTTGGATATTGTAAACCGGCTTTGACTAAAGCACCCGAACCCTACAAACCTACTACTGTTTCAGCACTTGCAAATGTTAATGTTCCGGACGTTACTAACAAGTTGTCTGTTGATCATAAACAAGAGCTAACTATTGATCCAGTAATTGCAGGAATTGGTGAACATGACCTTTTGAATATCAAGTCCATTGCTAGTAGAGAATCGTATCTTGCGACTTTCAATTGGCCAAAGGCATCAGCTGCTGAAACATTACTCTGGAATATGAGAGTAGATCCAGTACAGTGGGCAACCACAGGATCTGATTTTATTTTCCCAGCATGTGCTATGGCAGCGTTACCTTTTCGTTATTGGACTGGTACGATGAAGATCCGATTTCAAATCGTAGCTTCAGCATTCCATAAAGGTCGGCTTAAATTTGTTTATGACCCCAATCAAATAGATGGTACAGAATACAATATCAATTATATGAAGATTGTTGACATTGCTTCTGAACAAGATGTTACGTTAGAAATTGGTGTAGGTCAACCCGATACTTTAATTGGTCATGCTTATCCTGGTACCACAGTTATATCTGGCATGCAAAATACGTCCAAGTTAAGTTATTCTGCTAATTCAGGAAATGGAGTTTTGGGTGTTTATGTCGTAAATAGACTCACAACTCCTGACTCGGTCGTTAACAATGATATACAGATCAATGTCTATATTTCAATGGGAGATGACTTTGAAGTATTTGTACCTGATCCTTATTATCAGAACTTTGTTATGAAACCTCAGAGTGGGGATTTAGCAGAACTTGTGCTTTTGCCCCAGTCCGGTGAAAGTTCAGGCATGACAGTACCTGAGTCGGAGCATACAGATGAACCGAATGCTCCAATTCAGATGAAGTCAGAACCTATAGCTGTACAATCCGACAATTTGCCTGAAACTAATTTAGTTTTTACTGGTGAGTGTATTTCTAGTTTCAGATCGATGCTTAAGAGATATAATCGATTTACCGCTTATTGTCCTACTGATTATATACCTATGGATTTAAAGTATCAAGCAAATGCTTTTCCATTTTTGCGGGGTAATGTAGCTGGTGCAGTACACACTAGAGTTGGTCCCGCACAGTACAATTTTTGTAATACAGTTCTACTTCATTGGGTCACTTATGCATTCAGCGGATGGCGTGGAGCCATTCGTTGGAAAATGATTCCAAAGAAGTCCGCAAAAAGTACTGTTACTACGGTTTCTCGGCATGTAGGTAGCACTAGTCTTGGAGGCTACGCATTTTCTGCCTCTTCTTCTACTAGCTTTGCTAGTGAAGATAGGGCAGCACAGTCTGTCGTGTATGAGTCTGGTAGCATCGATCGTCAACAATCAGGTCACGAGGGTGTTGCTTACACGAACAGCACGGTTAATCCCGTTTTGGAGTGGGAAATGCCGTTTTATAGCAGGTATCGCTTTAAACAGGGTAAGATTCAGAACGTCACTGCAGGCAATGACGATACTGAGTATTTTTCCCTTGAAACAGGTACTTGGCAAGAGGATGGTGCATACGGAGCCGTCGACAACCCTGCAGTTTATGAATTGTGGGTTGCTGCTGGTGAAGATTTCCAAACATATTTTTGGACTGGTCTTCCCCGTATGTATTATGAGGCTAGCGTGCCTGCCTCTGCATAAGACTACCAGATTAAACTGGTTCACAAAATATGGTTATTTTAAAAGTTTTCAACCAGACGTCAAAATAGAAAACTCCCATAGGTGGCTTATGGGTCTCACGGTAGTCAATCCGTGTAGGCTGGCCGCGCTGTTTTTAGATGATGTGATATCATTTTTACCGGCGCTGCCGGGTTTTTGGAGTCACACATTTAATAAGCGCGGCCAGACATTCATAGAATGTTTGGGGGGAGTTCGCTTTTGCAGTTCCCC